AATAATAGATTTAATTCAACGGTTTGTTCTTTAGTCATTTTATTTTTTTAATTGTTTAACAAAACGGGCAACAACCTTGGATTGCTCGGTCATTCGCAACTGACTTTTACCTATCATACCAACAAGTTTTTACTTATTTGTAACATATCTATATCATAATTGTATCTACTTGCTTGTCGAACTTGAGGTCTCAAATTGCGACATCAAGCTAATATTGATATTTTTTATTTATTCATTGTTTAACATTTCTAATCCTTTATGATAGTTGCTGAGTATCTTTTGTACTTTGGTTTGTTTTTCTGTTTTTATTTCAAATAATCCTTTCCATCCATTCTCAATAGATTGCTCAATGATTTTCGACTGAACCTCCTTATCATTGTTTGAGATCCTTAGTAGCTTGGAAATCGCCGCCGCCTCCCCCAGTTTCTTATAAGATGTTCTAAATTCCTCTTTTCTAAATGACTTCCATAATTTCCAAGCCTCTAAATTTAACTCAAAAGGATAAATCTCCTCTGTTTTAGTATTATTAGTATTTACTTTATTTAAGTCTTTAGTATTATTAGTATTTAGTAGTGGTCGATTTTCCACATCTAGATAATCAACATCTGGATAATCAACATCTGGATAATCGGTATGTGGCTTCTCAAAGACTATATAATCCCAAGAGATTATCTTTCCGAGCTTATCTCTCTTCTGCTCTCTTGTCATATAACCGTTCTCTGTTAGTTCCTTAAATGCACTATAAATGGCTGATTTACCGTCTAAATGCCATTTCTCAACCTCCTCAACATATAACTTCCAATCGTTAGGTAAAGCCAGGAGATGACAAAGCAACCCCTTAGCTTTTAACGATAGGTTCTTATTAAAAATGAACTCATTGTTGATAGTAGTAAAGTTCTTTGACTTCTCAACTCTAATTCGTTTCATTTATAGTGTATTTAGAAATAGTTGTAAAATTTCCTAATCTAGTTTTAACTTTAATCCTTTTATCAGGAATAATATAACCATCTTTTCTAAGGCAATAAATGTGATGAGATAGTCTTGTTATTCCATATTCCATAATAGCATCCCAAGATGTTATTGATTTATAAGTCTTTAAATGATTAATGACTTGCTCCCTCTGTGTTAGTTTATTCGTTTTCATAATATACTCTTAATTGATTTCTTAATTCTATTTTTTCCCTTATTTTATCTGATTTGAATTTTCTTATTTCCTCCAGTAAATTTTTAGCATCTACATATCCTAAATCAGCTTTTACAAGCTCGAGGATCGTCATATAAATATCTTCATAATTTTTGTCATATCTCAATATACTTGAATGTATGTTGTAATGATGTATAATAGTTGCATGATTTACTTTAAAATACTTTGCTATGTGGGTCCAAGGCATATTCAAAATGTCTTTACAAATGGAATAAACCATCCTCCTAACATCTAAAATATGTCTCTCTCGACTTCTTGTATTAAATTCGTTTATATCTAAATTAGATACAAAGCAACTTGTTTGCACTATTTGTTTTACTCTATCCATTATAGTTCTACTTTTAATCGTTCATAAATATCTGGAGCTAAGTCTTTTAGCTCTCTTAGTTTTTTTCTTGATTCTCTCTTTGCTTTCTCTTTACAAGTTTTGGAAATATCCAATCCAGTTGCATTGTTGATTATCATGTGTGATTCTTTAAGAATCTTGTTAATTCTATCTTTCTTTGTCATATTCTTTATCTTTTAAATACCACTCTTGAAGCTCTTGACATTGTTCTTGTCTTATTATTCTTTGAGAAATAAATTTACCAGAATGATTAACGCTAATATACCAATCTTGCAATATAACTTCAAAATGGTCATCGCGTTCTATTAGCTCAGTAGCTTTTCTATTAAGATGTAACCATCCATTCCCTCGTCTCAGTCTAAAACAATAACTAGTCTCATGGTCATAAACTTCGTCACGCGATTGTTTACTAAAAAGGTAAGTCTGTGCCATTGCCATTAGATTTAGGTTTTACATCATTTAACACCCACTCTTTAAATAAGTCAGCTATCTCTATAATCTTTGCCACATCATCAGTTCCAACGATATTACAAGCGTTTGTAAGAGCGTTTTGTTTAATGATATACACTTGAGTATCTTTGTTATTAGATTGTCCATTAGAAGCCTTAAAATTGCCCTCAAATGTTGATGCTGGTTTTATCTTGTTGACTTTAGAACCATTATAGTCTCTTGTTGTTACTTCAATGTCAACAGCTTGACCGACTATAAATTTGTTTTGTTGTTCACTTTTAGAAAGATACTCTCCTTTCATTCCATCCTCAAACTCCAAATTGAATTTGTAGAATGTACCCCATTGAGAGTCAAAACTTCCTTGAGGATTTACTGATTTTACGATTTTGTTCATAATTGAAAATAGTTTTTAATTGTTAAAATAATAATTGATAATAAGCCTAAATACATAATAAAATATTTAAACATTTCTTTGTTTAATTTGTTCCCCATTTTATGTAAAAAATTATCATAGTGAATAAAGAGCCGATATAAGAGCAAAACACCTCTGTATAGTATGTAGGTATTAAATAAATGAGAAGTAGCGTTAAAACGGCTATAAATACACTATAAAGGCATAAATCGTTTAATGTGTAGCTAAAGAATTGAACTTGTGTTCCAAGCTCTAATTTAGCATCTAAATAAGTTGGTTTGTGTAAATCTTTATTTTTCATTGTTAGTTAGTTTAAAAAGGGGAGATTGCTCTCCCCATTGTTATTATTTTATTGCTACATAAAAAACTCTGCCACCTCTATTCCAGATGTAACTTTCTACACCATATTCTCTCATTAATTTATGCTGTCCTTTTTCAGCTTGTTTTCTATTTACATAATATTTGTCTAATACTTTTAATCCGTTTCTTAATGTTGTTGTTTCTATTGTTGTCATTGTTTTGTGTTTTAGTTTGTTAATTATGGTGCTAATATAAAACGACTTTTTTAATTGTGCAAACTTTTTAACAAAAAAAGTGAATATTTTTTAGTTTACTAGATTAGACAAGTGTTAAACTTTTTAATAAATTACCATAAAAAAAGAGGGATATTTGTAAAAAACACCCCTCTCAAAACAATAAAAAAGTAATTAAACTAACAAACAAGTGAACAAATATAGTGAAATATATACTAAATAAATACTAAAATAAATACTAAAATATGTGTGTTAAATGTGCTATCTGTCCAAATTCATTATGAATAAATCCCTCAACTGCTTTAATGCTACCAGTATAACCTTTTTGATAATGCCAAGAATCTGATCCACTTGGAGAGCGTAAGAACTCAACCGTCACTCCGATATTATCAAAAGAGCTTAGAAACTTATATCGTTGTTTATGATGTAAATGATGTAAATACCAATATCTATATTTAGTATTTGCCCACATTATAGGCTTTTCTTGAGCCATGTGTAAGGGCAAATTAGGGAGCTTTGCTCCGTCTCCATGTGTTAATCCTATTAGACTATTTTTGTATTTATAATATTTACGATGCATAGGATCAGCATCTACATAAACAGCATCGGTATTTCTATACCAAGATTTCAAAGCATGAGCTAAATGAAAGCCACTCATATAGTCATGATTGCTCATTGAATGAATACAATCAACTGGAGCTATTTGAATTAACATCTCTACAATTTCAACATATAACTCTAAAGCCTCTGTAAAGTGTCTATACCATTTGCCGTCTGTATCTTGTGGAGTTCCTTTAGTTGTGTTTCCTTGGACATTATCCGTATGTAGTATGTCATTGCCTATGCAAAACAATATTCGTTCAATAGGAAAGCCCTCAGCATTTCTTAAAATACCTTTAACACCATCCATGACTCTTTGCTTTGCTATTTCTACATTATACTCGTTTCCAGTTTCTTTACTATCAGCATATTTACCGATATGAACATCAGCTGGATTAATGATAAGCAAATGGCCATCCTCTCTTTTGGGATAATCTATTGTTGGATATTTAGGAGAGTAGTTAGATATAAGCTCCTCAATAGAATTTAAGAACTCATCTTTTGTGAACTCGTTTGGCTTTGCAAAGATTGAGAACTTTTGGCTCTTATACCAATAATGTGATATACTATTAATGTCAATACCAGCCGAATCACATTCATCAGCTAATAATGAATCCTTTTGTTTGTCAATTCGGTATTGGTCAATCAGTTTCCATTCGTCTGGTTTCAACCGATACCTTTTTCCGTCTTTCATTTGTTTTTGATTTTCTCTAAACCTCTTGAGCCGAAGTATGCACCTATAACTGTGATAAGAACTACCGTTAAAAGGTCAACCCATTTCTCTTCAACTACAAAAGAAATGACTCCAGCGTCGATAAATATAAGAAAAGTTGTTGAAACTACAAGCCATCCCAACACTAAAGGTCTTATATTTCTAGGTAGCCATGAGGATTGTTGATTATCTGATTGCCATCTTTTAGTTATTTCTTGCTCAATTAAAGCCTCTTGTTCTTGGATAATTTTTTGCATCTCGTTTTTGAGTTGCATTTTCTCCTCTTTGCTTGTGATACATTCATCAATAATTGTGTCAGCTTTACCAAGCAATCCACTTAAAATAGTTCCTAATATAGCCATATAGCATTTGGTTTGTCATTATCTGTGTCGCAATGGATAAAAGTCTTAGCTATGCCAATTCGAGTAAATCCAGCCATTATAAGAGCATTAACTATCTTTTGTCTAGTATTACTATCATTACAAGATATATCACTTGCTAATCCCTTTGGATGGCTTGAATTAGAAACTCCTCCAACTCTTTTATTTGTTTCCTCACTTCTCCATCCACTTGTTATCTTAAATGGTATTCCAGCAATATCTCTAGCCTTATCTAATTTTAATAAAAAGTCCATTTTCATATTCTTGCCAGTTCCTGGAGCATCGTCAAACTCTTCTAGTTTAAAGTATTTTAATGCCATTGATTTATCTAATTTTTTTAAACTCTCTTTCCAAGTTTCAAGTTTCATATCCATTACCCTTGACCTCTTGATTTAGATTTATAACCATTTTGACCTTTTGAGGCATTTTTAGAATGAACTCCCTTGCGTTTTCTCTTTGTTTGCTTTACAAAGTTTACTATATTTTTTTTGCTCATTTCTTATTTTTTCTATTATAAATGAATTTATCAGTTGTGTATATTATTGACATTAATAGGAGAACTATCTTTAAAACAATCTCAACATCTGCTAAACTTACAAAAGTGAATATTGATGTATTGACAAACAATACGTCTGCTGTTTCTTTTAATATTTTCATAATCTTGGATCGTAACTTAAGTAAATTTCAACATCTCCATAAATCTTATTGGAGCCAGTTCCAGTCTCTCCAGTTTTTTTGACACTTGGAAAGATAATATTTCCCTCATCTAAAGTGTAAGGAGTCTCATAAACTCTATTGAATACATAGTTTTGGTCGTTTTGTGACGTAGCATCTAATTTATCAATAAGAGATATTAATTGATTTTTATTATCGTTTGCATCGGTAGGCATATCCCACAAAGAAAAAGTAAAATCATGCCCAGTTGCTGAATTTGTACTAAAATTATATATGATTTTTTCTATTATAGCTCCACCAGTAGGAGCAATAAAAAAGCCATATTGACTAGTCCATCTATTAGGCTTTGAATCGCCATCGGATAATACAGCTCCAGAATTGACATTGAAGTTCCATTGACTAAAGTTAGGCAAAAAGTCATTTCCATTAGTACTTCCAGTCATATAAACGTGGCAATGAGCATTAACTCTTTTTCTAAATAGTGAATCGAACTTATATTCTCTATCTAAAATAACAATACTGCCAGCTGGAATAAGTTGTGAAACGGTAGTTGATGCAAAGGTCAATCTATTAGAATCAAAATAGACATCATTATTCAACGTGATTTGTATTGGCTGACCAGTATCAGCACATATAACATAAATAACATCATCAGCAAGTAAAAGAGTATTCGTTCCACTTGTAGGAATTATATCAATAGATGATATTGTCAATGATGTTGTATCACTACTTGTAACAGCAACACTCTCTCCTCTTAAATAATTGTTAATCCTTGCCATTTACCAAAGTTCAAATTCTTGTGATGCTGGTAATACATTCAGATTACCAACTACTATTGTTTGTGTGTTTCCACTTAAATCTATTCCGTACCATTCGCCACTCCAAGTGTCCTCATTAGCATTATAAGTAACTTGATAAGGAATGTAAGGAGTTCCATCTATATTAATTCCATTTAAATAATGTAATATTTGACCACTAATTGTCTTGATATTTCCGTTAAATACCTTAGCTCCACTCATCTGTCCTTTTAATACCTCCTCAACAAGTAATTGAGTAAACTCAACACCAGTTCCAGTATTATAGGCTTTCCATGTTGCATTCGTTCCACTATCCCAACTTGATGTTGTATAGTTATATGTTTCAATTCTGCCGACCGCTCCACTTGTAGGACCAGTTCCAATAAATAGCTCAGGAATTTCAAACTTAACACCATTATCAATCGTTGTTCCTCCGGGTGAGTTGTAAGCTCTAAAATACTTTTTAATGACTACCTCATTATCTATTAAATATTTTATTCCTTGCTCTTCACTTAATTCTGGAGCAGAATAAATTAAAATGTCATCCTCATTAGTGGTGGTCGTTGTTTCTGTAATTTCTATTTGACTATTTATAGCTAAAGCACTTACATAGTTATTATAGTATGCTTGACTATATATTTCTAAAAATAACTCTCCATCTGCTGGTAGCTCTTCAGTTTGTAGGTTAATGTTTACCGTTGAAACTCCAGGACTATAATTGTCATTTAAATATACTGGACCTATTGGAGAACCAGTTGTTGTAAAGAAATCCGATGTAGTCCATTGATTAGGAACTAAAGATGAAATAGGACAATAGTAAGTAGTTGCATCCGTTACAAGTTTAAATCTTGCACTTATTCTCACTTCTACTTTTTCATTTGCTCCAGAAACATCAGTAAAAGTCAAATTATTGACTCTGTTAACTTGTATATCTCTATTAAATAAAATACTTGATCCAGTTACTTGAGTAACATTACCTAAAGAAATTATTAGTCTATCACTTGCAGAGTTATTTATTGAATAACTAGAGCCAGTATATGTATTGCCATTATATATAAATCCATTCCAAATAGCTATTTCATTTGATTGGCTTTGATATGCTGTTCCAGTATCTCCATCAATATAGTAGTAATAAAATGGCATATCAAAACTCTGTAAATGGTTGTAATATGTCTCAACACTTCTCAAAATAGGTAAGAAATCAAAGTCAGCATTATATCTTTTCTTTGTTGTACCCTCTGTCAAGTTTAAAGAAGTTGATCCATAACTTGCTGGAGTTGTTATACTATTTTTATTGTAAGTTCTGAAATAGTGTGTACTTGGAGAAGTCCAATCGTCATAATTATTGACTTGTATTAAGTTCCATCGACCAGCCGACATAAAACATCTCATTCCCCATGCTTTGCAAATATTGTCTAATAATGTGAATGAGTCTTTATATTTTTTAGAGCCGTCATCATCAACCTCAACAAAAGCCATAAAATTAAACCTACTAGCAACTAAAGGATCACGACTATCTGTACTTGTCATTTCATCAGTAGTCCAATCAACAGAAGTCCAAATAAATGTTGGAGAAGTATCTGACCAGTAGTTTGTAGATGTTGCTATTTGATTAATAAAAGCATTTCTAAAATATACTATTGTTTGATATGATGTAGGATTTATGTATGGTATATTTGTATTAAAAGCAATATCTTTTAAAGGAGCTAAACCACAAACGGCTGTCAATGATACTCTTCTTGGATAAGCAATGTCCTCCTCTGGAGATATATCATTTAATAATAATCCAGCCCAATACAAAGAATAACTAACATCGTTAGAACTACTATAAATCCCTATGTCATAATCTCCATAAGCCGAACTCCTAATCTCATTGATGACTGATTGCTCTCCATTTTGAGTTATTAATACATCTAACTTAACCTCTGAGGGTATTAATCCAGTAAATCTATTATTATCGTCAGTTTGATAAGTTAGGCTAAATCCATCAGCTCCTAAATCTGGAGTAAATAGTGTGGCACTTGTAGAATTATTGTCATATATTTCTACTCTGTAATAAGTTCCGTTATCACTTTGGAAACTACACTCAAATCGTTTATCTCTTGCCATTAGTAACCTCTTGTTCTGTTTCTATTGTTTCTTGCTCTATCTGAGCTTAGTAATATATCAGCTCCACTTATTGTGCCAAATACTTCTGTAGAGCCTCCAGTATTTATCATTGATTTTAGTCCTACTCCTCCACCTACTGAGTTAGCATTAACATTACCCACTCCTCCTAATACATCTCCTATACCAGCTAATCCTCCTATATTCTTTAGTCCCATCATAGCACCTATACCAGTACCTCCTAGTAAAGCATTTAATATAAGCATAGCAGCAATCTGAGCTAACATTGCTTTTAATGCTTGTTTAGCACCCTCTAAGAATGATTTAAAGAAGCCTTCTTGACTTTGTAATGCTTGAGCAAATACTCCTTGAATTACATTACCAAAACTCATAAAGCTCTGATTTATGTCGTTAGCTACAATATCCATAGAAGATAATCCCTCTTGAAACTCTTCTAAAACTGGTGTAAGTTCTTTTAATTTTTTTAATTCTACATTAGTAGCTTTTATTGGCTCAATAAAATTAAAGGAAAAATTAGCATCTGGAGTTCTTTCAGTAGGTGTTGTAGGAGTTGTAGTTGTAGGTACAAAAGGAGCAATAGGCTCAAAATCTCCTACTACTTCATTATAATCCTCGTATTCTTTTTGTAAGTCTCTGAATCTATTTACAAGATATAAAACAGCTGCACCAGCAGCCATTATCACAGCAGTTATAGGAGTTATTGCAGCTACTACTGAAGCTGCTATTGGTATAAGTGTAGCTAATGTAGTAACAAGACTTCCTATTGCTATAATAACTGGTCCTAAAGCAGCTAATAATAAACCCCATTCAAGAATATTCTTTTTTTGCTCTTCTGTTAAATTACTTAAATAATCGGCTAAAGTTTGTAATATTTCCGTCAATGGCTGAATAAATTGGATTATCAACTCTCCAAATTGTTCCGCAACGTCTCCTAATTGATTTTGTAATTGTTGTAATGGAGCAAGTCCCTCTTTTGCAATAGCCTCAGCTTGTCCTCCAAATGCCGTACTTAGAGCATTAACAGCACTTTCTAATCTTTCTGTACTTCCAACTTCTCCCTCAATGGCTATACCATAACGACTCAAAGCATTTGTGCTTGATCCAACCGACTTAGCAACTAATTTAGCAGCATCAGTTAGTTGAATTCCTTGAGCAGTTGCAAAGTCTTGAATTAATGGAGTAAGTCTTAAAATAGCCTCCTCAGTTAGTCCTAATTGAGCTAAATAAGATTGAGCTTGTATTGTAGCTTCATCTCCAAATATTGTAACTTTCTGTAATTCTCGAGCTTGTTCGGTCAAGTTTTTGTAAGCCTCTGCATTACCTTTTAATGATGTTCTAAGTAATGTCTCAGCTTTTATCTGGTCATCAAAAGCCTTAACACTTGCAACTCCTAAAGCCACAATAGGTAAAGTAACACCAGTTGAAATAGTACGACCTAAAGACTTCATATTATTGCCAAATTTAGCCATTGACTTAGTGGCTTTCTTCAGATTGCTCTGGAATTGCTTATCGTTTAATGATAATTTTATACTTAAATTTTTCTCAGCCATTTTTCTTATTTAGCAAATCATATTTCTTTTTAATATACTCAGCTCTTTTTCTTTGTTTGTCGATGTCGGTCTTAACTTCTTTTTTCTCCCAATCAAACTTAATAAGTTTTTGAGGAGTTAAGGATTGTCCCTTTTTTGTGTGTGGCTGTAAATTACAACAAGCCAACCATCTTATCCGTTCCCATTCAAACCTTTGTTCTAATTCAAATCGGTCATTCCTACCTTTTTGAATACAAAAGAACTCATGGAAAGTTAAATCCCAAAACTCCTTAGGTAATAGTCCAAGACCGTATGCAACAGCCTCTAAACTATCCCAATTTATTTCTTTGTTTTCGCCACTTTCTTCGTGGCTTGGTCGTTTCCCTCAGATTCAAATTTAGCAGTAAATTGATTAGAGAATATCTCTAACACATTATTTAAAGCGTTAAAATCCTCATCTAATAAGTCTGCGACATCATCAACATTTAAAGAACATTCAACCCCACTAACTCTAGCTCCGTCTTTTAAACCAGCTAAAATCAACTGACAAGCATCATCTAAGCTCATTCCCTCTCCTAACTTGTCTAAGTCTTGTAAACTTCTATTAGTTGCCTTAGTGAAGTTTCTCAAACTATTCATCCCAAATCTAACTGGGTAATCTTTTCCGTTTATTATAACTATTTCGTACATCTTGTTGGTTTTAATCTTTATTGGTAGGAGCAGAGCCGAAGCCCTTACCCCAACCAACAAAAGGAATTATTATGCTTGTACTGCTTGAGTTAATGCACCAGTACCCTCGATACTTACTGAATAAGTTGGAGCATCCTCAACACCACCACTTACCTCAAAGCTAGTAACTAAACCAGAGCCAGTGTAATAAGTATCTCCAGCTGACAGAGAACCACCATAAGTGAAAGTGAATGTTACTTCTGTTCTGTTAAGCATTTGAGTTACTAAATCACTTGGATCAGTAGTAGTTCCAGAAGTAGGAGAATAGTCATAAAGACCATCAGCCGAAAGGCTAAAAGACTTTTGACCACCGATTAAATCTCTCCATCCAGAGCTATCTTTAGTACTTACATCTATTGTATCAGCATTAACTGATAAACTTACATTTTGTGAATGGAGCAGTTTATACTCTGTTCCTTCACTTGTTTCTGAGACCTTTAATATTAGGTCTGTTCCATTGAAAATTGCCATCGTTTTTTATAAATTATAATTAGTAACTAGTTATCTAAATCATCAAGGTTTGCATCCTTTTTAGATTTCTTTTTGGGTTTTCCTAAAGCATCATAGAAAGATAATAATCTAAATACTTTTTCTGAAACCTCATAAGATTCGCCTTTGGTATATTCTACTCCTCGAATCTCAATATCTTTTTTAATATATACTTTAAACATATTTATCTATTTATGTTGAATCTATAATCTTGTCTAATTCCGTAAAATCCTATGCTCCCAGCACTATCATCGTATAACTCATCTTGAGAATCATAGAATATTTTATCTACAACAACTCCAGAGAATGTTCCACTTGTATAATCCAAAGCAGTTCTTACATATCCAGCTAATGTCACTAAATCAGAATAAACATTGTCATAAATACTGATTTGCACCGTAACATAATCATATTGACTAACTCCGTTCTTTGTATTGTTAGGAATATCTGAAATCATTTGATATGTAATATAAGGTAATTTGCTATTAGTAGGAAAGTTATATCTACTAGGGAATATCCTTAAATTACCATCAGTAGTAACTAATGGAGCTACATTTGAGTCATTGCTTAGAATGTTATATATTACTTTTCCTATCTCCATTATTTCATTCTTTTATCTATCAATTTTTTTATTTGATTGATGACATCATTTTGAGCTACACTTCCTTTGTTTATTGCTGTTTTGTCTAGCATTCTAAGTCCTGGAATACCTCTAAAACCATATTCTAAAAAGTAGAAATAAAATCCAGATTTTTTGATATCAGCCCATGCACCTTTAACTCTTGGTCCTATATAAACACTTGGAGGAATACCTCTTCTGTTTTTGCCGTTTATTATAGCCAAAGACTTTTCAAGTTGTTTACTTTTTTTAGGAACTAAACTTTTAAGCTCTTGCAATAATGGTTTGGCTGCCTTTCTCATTCCTTGTCTAAGCAAAGTCTTATTTCTGCTTTCTGACATATCTAAGCTCTCTAAATCCTTTATTAAAGATTTAAGCTCTCTATCGTCAATAGTAGCTGTAACAAAACCAGCATGGCCACCTTGATTGCCTCTTAATATTTTACTTGTTCCTATTGCCATTATTGCTCTGGAAAAGGGTTAATACCGTTATCTATTAATATGTTTATCCAATCTATTTCCTTAGTGTATAAGTCTACATTGTCCCACTTAGTCTCTAAGCATTGATAAGTCTCTAGCACCCCATACGATACTATCGCATCACTATCGTTCCATACGATGTAGTAACTCTTTACCTCTGGGTAGCATATTTCTGTTAATCTTAAACTCATTACGTTGTTAGTTGTGTTAGTTCGCTATCACTTA